TCAATATTGTAAAAATCAAGTTAATTATGAAATAATATTAATAATATTTACCATATATACTTCCATCATTTCCACTTGTAGAAGGTGGGAATATTTTTTGCTGAACTTCCTCATCAGAATTTTGAGTATAATTTTTAGGTTGTCCAGTAGTTTCAGGGAACATGGAAGATGATAATTTCCCAAAGAAAGAAGAATCAGAAATTTGATTATTTTCACTTTCTCTAGGTTCATTTGTGACGGAATTGAATTCGGAACGAACTGCTTTAATTCTCCACACATAGTGACCCATAATAGGATTCAATTGTGCGGTATCTTCATCCAATACTTCAGTCACTTCAAATATTTTTGCACTTCTTCCATTGGGTCTATTACAACCTAATGGATAAATGATAATTTTATCTTGTGCTTTCGGTTCAACGGCATAAGGTCGATCACCACCACCTATATATATTGGTTGACCATCTTCCGTAAGAATTTGTAGGTTATTTTCAGTCACCAAATATTCACCAAATACACTTAAACTTGAAAATGTGCTAGTGAAAGTGTTAATATGTATATATGCAGTTAATGTGTCCGATGAATCAAAACCTGCGATAGCATATATAGGAGATTGCATGGATACTTCGATATATGCTTTAATCGGAACTGGATCTAGCCAATACATCGTAGTATGTTCTCCATAGATACTATTCATAGAATCCATAGAGAAAGTATTCACCATATAGCCAACAGATACACCGAAATTATGAATCAATTGTTCAAAACCACTATTGAAAATTGCTTGTTCTGCTTGAAAATTTGCAGGATTCCCGAATCCAGCGCAATTAGGGTTATAGACACCTGCAAAGATACGAGAAGGGTCTAAACATGAAAGGGGGATTGTTGAACAAATATCACTCATTGGGTTTTTTGATTACTTTTGCTGCTGGTTGACCGAATTTATTGAGATACATTTGAAGCGAATATGGTGAATTCTTCACTGCTGCTACTTTCCCTTCTTCAAAATCAATATTATATTCTGCTAGAGTAGTGAGCAATTTGTTTCCCATCAGAATTTTGTTTAATTTATGCAAATCCTTTTCTTTTGGTTTGTAAGGTCCTTTAGTAGCTATATGCTTCTTATTCAACCTATTAGGATCTTTACCATTATTTGGTTTTATAGATGGTTTAATAAATCCATCTGCCGTTTTATGGCGATATTCTAATAAAAAATTTTCGTAAAGAGTTTGAAAGGAAAGTTTCACTGATAGTATTTAACAAAAAGAAAGGCTTACTATTTCTAGCAAGCCTTCTTGGGTTTAATATTTTTTAGATTTGATTAGAACAAATCAGCACCTTGCTTCAAATTGCTAACTTTGTTCGATCTGCCATCATTGTATTTTTTAGCACCATGGAGAGCATGTCCATAGTCACCATCGTTACCAACTTTATCGGTAACAGAATGTTGGGCAGAACCACCTTTTGGTTGTGGACGACCACTCACTTTATTGTTGTGACCTTGAAGTTTGTGTTGACCTGCAACTCCTTTAGAACCAACGGTTTCAGTTTCTTCATCTTCTTCGAAGTCGTATTCTTCTTCTTCGTCATCTGCACCATATTCTTCGTCGTTTTCGAGATCCATGTCATCGCCTTCGTCACCAAAGTCCATGTCATCACCTTCATCGCCACCTTCGAGAACACCCATGAGAACGTCATGAAGTTTCTGTGCGGTTGCACGATCCAAAGTGAAAGTTACGGAATCACCTTCATCATCTCCTCCGAAGTCCATGTCATCGCCAAGTTCTTCGTCGGAAGCAGCACCATCGAGATTAAGACCTTCTAAATCTTCGTTTTGTTCTTCAAAACCAAAATTTTCTTTGATCACAGACTCATACAATTTATCAAATGTGGATTTCTTCTTTGCCATAATTCTATTTAGTGTTTGTTTTGCAATTTTCTTGGATTCAGTAATATTTTCTTCATCTTCTGATGCGATGAGAGAATTAATTTGTTGTTGTAAACTTTTTTTAGTTTCGTCGGAAATTCCGGGTTTATTCATGGCAGCTTCCAATTTTTTGGTTTTCTGATTCACCATGCTTTCATCGGATTTTTTATCCATTTCTTCATTATCCTCTTCGTGGCACTTACATTCTCCTTCGCATTCACATTCTTGTTCTTGCTCTTCATCCTCATCACACATACCTTTATAAGTATCTTCTAATGATTTACGGTATCCACCCTTTTCTTGCGGACCTCCATCGATTAAAGGCGATGCATTATCATCTGAGAGATCATTACCACCAGACTTAACTTTTGATTCTTTTACAACAGCAACATTTTTCAACATTGCACCATAAATATCCCCTAATTTGACTTGATCGCTTTTACGCATGAATATATTTAGCGCATATTCTTAAATAATTCCATAGTTTGTATCAATAATCAAACTAATAACATTATTTGAATTAATTATGGCTAAGAAAAAAGATATATACATGGGGAATCCAAATCTCCCCACATCCAAAGCTGTATTTGAATATACACCAGAGATGGTATCTGAAATTGAGAAATGTAAAAATGATATTTTATATTTTGCAAAAAATTATTTCTTTATTATCGATCCAGATGAAGGTAAAGTTCAAATCAAATTATACAATTTCCAAGAAAGAGTTTTAGGAGAAATTAGGGATTACAGGTTCAATATTCTACTCTCACCTCGTCAAGCTTCAAAAACGACTTTGATGACTATGGCAGCATTACATGAAGCTTGTTTCAAAGATTTCAAAAATATTGTTATTGTTGCCAACAAAGAATCTACTGCAATTGAGATTTTTAGAAGAGTTCAATTGGCATATGAAGAACTTCCATCTTGGCTGAAACCCGGTGTTGAAGAATACGGTAAAACTTCTGCTGTTTTTACTAATGGTAGTCGTATTAGTATTTCTACCACCACTGGTTCTGCTATTCGTGGAACATCGCTCAATCTTCTTATTGTTGATGAGATGGCGTTCATCGAAAACCATTTGGTTGAAGAATTCTGGAAGTCGGTTTATCCAACAATTTCTAGAGCGAAAACATCAAAAGTTCTCATCGCATCGACACCAAATGGTAAGGGAAATTTATTTTATAAATTATATTCGGGTGCTGAAAAGAGTGAAAACGGTTTCCATCCATCTAGAATTGAATGGAATGAGATACCGGGAAGAGACGAGAAATGGAAGGAACAGCAGATTAAAATTCTGGGTTCTTATGAGTCTTTCATGCAAGAATTCGGCAACTCATTCTTGGATACTGGAGATGCTTCACTTAATGAAGAATTATTCGACAAACTTAAATCCGAATGTCAACCACCACTACACATTCTCAAAGATGGGAAATACAAAATTTGGGAAGAATACGACCCAGAAAAAATATATGCTATTGGTGGTGATGTTTCCGAAGGTGTTGGACTGGACGCATCGGTATTGGAAATTTTCGATATCACTGATCCATCAAATATTCTACAAGTTGCAGAATATCATAATAATACCATAGGACCCGCAGCATTTACCAATGAAATTGTGGAGATTGCAGGACATTGGGGCAACCCATTACTGTTAATTGAGAGAAATAATCAGGGAACAGGTGTATGTGATAATTTGGCTAACAATCACATGTATCAGAATCTCGTTTCTTGGGGTGCTAAAGTAGCACATAAGAACCCACAGAATGGTATGATATCACACATGAATACCAAATTCAAAGCAGTATCAAATCAGCGTTATTTCGTGAATGAAATGGAAGCGGTAAAATTTAGATCTATTGAATGTGTGAAAGAATTCAAAAATTTTGTTCGCTATCCTAATGGCACATGGAAAGCAAAATCTGGCGAACATGATGATAGAGTTATGGCAACAGTATGGATGCTCATGTCTCTTTACAACGAAATCACTGAGATATATTTCGAGATCGAGGAATTAGATGATTGTGATAAACCGAAGAGAATCAAACCAATTGATATGGATCTTCACAAATATAGATCATCAACATCGATTTATAATAACGAAGAAGTTCCAAAAATTGAGATGTCGAATTTAGCACCTGTGTCATTTGGTTATGGTAATACAGCAAATTCTGATATTATGGACATGATGGCAGCAGGATGGGAGTTACCTGATGGTTCTGCATTCACTGACCCAAGTAGAAATATCCCAGCCGATCATTGGTCATTAATTGACAAATACTTCGGTTAAGCTATCATAGATACCAAACATATTCATGGAGAAAAGTAATTAATGGGTCTAAATATGATGGATGAGTGATTTGATTCGCCAGAGTCCATTGAATAAAGCTAAAAAGGATAAATTCCTTCTTGTTTTTGATTTACCACCAGTTCTGAAAAGAATTGCTACCAAATATAATCGAGACAATAAGAAATTGATGCCTGATACCGTTCAATTTTCTATTTTTGGAACTACGGTTCCGGGAGTAACTGTGAAGGGTGTTCCTGCTAGATATGCTGGTGACACATTATATGTTTCCGCACATTCCAAAGAACCTTTTCCACCTGTCAACATCAAATTTAAGATCGATTCTGGATATAATAATTACTTTGTTATCAATCGATGGTTGAATCTTTTACATGATGAAAAGACTGGTCAATACAATCAAGCAGGTATTCCGATTGATGGAAATTTTGCCGATTATCAAACAGATATGGTTGTATATGGTTTGGATGAATATGATAATAAAGTCATAAAATTCACTTATACGAAATCATTCCCTACAAGCTTGGATGAAATATCATTTGACGAATCTGTTACAGGTGATATGGAATTGGAATGTGGATTTACATTCTTATTTTCTCAGATGAGAACTGAATTGATCGGTGGTGAAAGAAATAATTATACTCTCGATTAATTTATTAAATGTTATCACAAAATGAAAAATCTTGAAGTTATTACAGAAGAAATTTTAAATGATACCCAAATCGCGTATCACATCACAAGAAGAAATAATTTGGCAAAAATTAAACAACAAGGACTCATACCTAAAAAACCAGAAGATATGGATGATGAATATGGTGTGTATTGTTTTTCGGATATGGAATCTCTCGAAAACGCTATGATGAATTGGTTGGGTGAGCGTATTGAGGAGTGGGAAGAAGATAATGATGAAGAGTATGGAGAAATTTGTTTGAAAATTGATATCAAAAATTTGAAACAATCTTTTAATTCGGATGTTGGGTATGAAATCGTGGTGAAAGAAATCATACCACCAAATAGAATTTTAGAAATCTTGAATATTTAAACCGGAATTGATTGGTGGTGAAAGAAATAATTATACTTTAACATAAAAGTATTGCATTTTCACTTTTCTACATAAATACGAATGATGAGATTGTTTGGAATGGAGCTATCAAATGCTTCCACTAACTGTCCCTATAACATCATTCAAGTTGAGAATTTTAAAGAGATTTTCTTCGGTGTCTATGAGGTTCAGCTAAACAATGAGAAATATCCAGTAGAAAAGATTGCTGAATTCAATGGCAATCCTGTTGTGGTGCTTCCCATTGTCGTGGAAGGAGAAGAGAAACAATACCCTTTTGTTTTAGCAAAGGGTAAACAAATCCTTATTTTCAATGAAAACAATTTATCAGTTCCATCCGAAGATGGTTTTTACGATCTCACAGAAGAATTAGGTAATAATACTCCTTCAATCTTGTTAAAAAAGGAAGAGAGTAAAAAACCAATAGAAGAACAATTCTTATTTGATGAAGAATCTTCTGATGAGAATAAAGAATTCGATGTTGTCGATACTGTTGACATTAAAAAGCAAGAAATTCTTGAGCAGATTCAAAAAGCTAAGAAAGAAGCAGAATTACATGCCAAAAAAATAAAAAAAGCCAGAATACTAGAGGCGAATATTGAGATTTCTAAGAAAGAAAAAGCATTAAAGAATACTCTAGAAGAAGCTAGAGAGAATTTATTGAATGAATTTTATGATATATCCAGAAAAGTAAAAGATACTATTCTGGAAGAAAATGATATTAAATTTGATACAATATCTTCGGATATTGATAATAAAATTGATATCATAAAACAAGAATTTTCTGACCTATTGACAGAGAATTTTGAAGAATATGCAAAAGATTTTGATAAAAATATCAAAAATTTAATTATTTCTAGTTATAAATCATTGCAACCAAAGATAGATAAGGAATTAGAGAATATATCTAAACAAATTATCGAAAAAGTTGATTCAATCGAATCAAATTTGGAATCTAAATTGCAAAATAAAGTTGATCTTGACCAGATAAAACAAATATCGGAGAATGTTGATACTATTATCGATGCTAATCTGACATTGAACGATAAAATCAATAAAGGTATCAATAAAGCCCTATCAAGAGTAGGAAATGTTGATAAAAAGATTGATTCATTGTCAGAAAACTTTGATAAGAAAATTTCCGATGTTGAAAAAAACATTGAAATTTTTTGTGAGGAAAAAATTACTGATATTAGAGAAAATACAATTGATATTACTGAAGAAAGTAGGAAATATCTTCTCGAATTGATCAATGATTCAAAAAATAATTTAATATCTGAGATTCGACAGATTAAGAATGAAAAACCTGTTGAATATATCATTGAATCGAAAGATAAACCACAAAAATTGAATTATGATTCGATTTTGTCCGAATTTGATAAGAAAATTCATGATAAATTTGAAAATTATAAGATAGATTTAAGGAAATATGTCGCATATGTAGGTGGCGGTGGAAGTGTTGCACAGCAATTCGCTAATGGCGGAACTATGAATGGTAATCTCACTATTGTAGGTAGTATTAGTGCTAGTCAATATCTTGGTATAGAAGGTCTGCAAGGACCCCCAGGACCACAAGGAGAACCGGGAGAAGGCATTCAAGGTCCTGAAGGACCAGCAGGACCGCAAGGAACTCAAGGCGAGCCAGGACCTGAAGGACCTCAAGGAGAACCGGGTGCTCCTGCTCTTTGGAATTTTAGAGGTGAGTGGGTAAATGGAATTGACTATGTTGCTGGAGATCTTGTTACATTTGGTGGTTCTCTTTATTATACAGCGACTGGTGTATATTCATCCTATTCTCCGGCTTATTCAGGAGTTGATTGGGTTCTAGCTGCATCAAAAGGATCTGATGGTAGTCAAGGTGAAGCTGGTCCTAATTCAGTTACAAGTGCAACTAGTAGCGATGGGACTTGTGATCTTTCTGTAAATTCTCTTTCTTCTGGTGATATCTATTCAAATGGTAATAGAGTAGCCACTGTAGTTGATCCAGTGAGAACTACGCTGACTGGAAACGGTACATTATCCACATTCCCAATATCTGGAGCAAGTGGTCTTATCAACCCATCAGCACTTATTGTAGCTATTGATGGTATCTTACAAGAGCCAAGCGTTGACTATACTGTCGCTAGTGAAAACATAACATTCACAAGTCCATTACCAAGTGGAAGCAAAGCGGTTGTGATATCACCAACAAATACGTTACAAGTATCAAACATGATACCATCTGATGGTAGTGTGACAAGTGCTAAGTTGGTTCCAAGCTTAACTATTGAGACTCCTACTATTAACAGTGCCACAATTAGTCAAGCAACATTAAGTAACATTCAACCCGATAGTTTAGCGGATATAGTGCGAAGAAGAGGTAATGGAGAAGTTATTCCTTGTGTTCATTTTGATGATTTTTTTGGTACAAATTCTTTAGCTAGTACATTTTCCAACACGTTTTCATTTCCATTGGAATTATATCCTAATGCATTTGGAGTAGTAAGAATGGCTACAACCACTACTCTCGATAGTCG